ATTGCCACGTAACCGTCCCATCAGGTCCATGAAGTCCTTGTGTGAGAACTCAGGGTCCTCCAACTGATCCACCACGATCCAGTCGTATGTCGCAGACAGCAAGTTGGATTTCGAGTCCTCTGTCTGCTTGCCCTGTTGTGCAACATATCGGAAGTTCACCGTAGAACCATTCTTCAATAGAAGCGTGTTCTCGTCTCGGCTCGGCATGCGCTTGACCCAATGTGTCGGGCACCATGACAAGAACTCCCTGCGTATCGTGTCATTCAGCTTCGGATAGGTGGATCGTGCAATCAGCCCATTGCACCCAGGATAGTCCTTGCACAGTTTCAACGCCTTGATGCATGTCGCAGCAGTTTTGCCATTACCGAACCCACCACCGATGAATTGCACCTTCTTCGTTGACTTGTGGAAGCGATCATGCATTCCACCTTCGATGATCTTGTATCGTTTAGTCATGCAGTCACCTGCTGCAACTCAGTGTTCGACAGCACGCGCGGCCAGTAGCGGAGACGGCGGATGTAACCAGTGTCGGTGCTGCCGCCATCGGACATCAGCTTGACACCTGTTGTCAGTAGCGATGCAAAGCCTGCCGTTTGCGTCGCGGCTGACACCACCGCTCCACCGTTAAGACATACCGCGCCAGTCCCCCCGGTGTTCCACACTGACGCGCCTGCGAACGGCACGCCTGCGCTGATAAGATTGGCGGTCGTGAGGGTAGCCACCCCATCGAATGACGCCAGCGTATATCCAGCGGTCGTGACAAGCAGCGGGTAAACTGCTGTCCCACTCAAATAGTTTATCAATCGCCGTGGCGCCCCTGCGGCCGGATACGATGTTGCCGCGATCATCCACGAACCCGGTCCAGCATTGAACCACGGCGACATGTTGGCGGGTTGGATGGTCAGCACGTCCACTGCCCGCGTCACCGCCGCGCCAGTGGTCGGGACATAGGATGTCGGGAACGCGCCTGCCTCAAACTGCGCGCCCCAGGTCAACAGACCATTCGCGATGCTCCCCGTGTAACTCACAAACTTGGTAGCGGCCGCCGCGTTGATCAGAACAATCACCGGCCGCGCGGTCGTTGTCGAGTTTGTCGCGCACGTCACTGAACAACGATAAATGCCGTTGCCGACGTTCTGCATCGCCGCCGCCGCATTGGTGACGGCTCCCTGCGGCACGACCGGCTGCGAGATCGTGCCCGTCTGCAAATCGAAGTTTGCGTAAACACCGTTGGCGCCATTGTCATCGAACACAAGTTGAAGGTAACGGTTCTGCTGCGCCATCGCATAGACCGAGAACGTGTAGATGGTGGCGGCAACGATGGTGGGAAGCGGGCTCATAATCGACAGATGATTGTTGGTTGTCGCCATCTCCTGCTGACGGATCATCGTGTTCGTCCCGTCAGGCGCAACGCCCGATGCCGTCACCTTGGTGATGTTGCCTGAAGTCCACGAGGTGAATGTGTCACTCTGCGGCAGCATGTTGGTGCGCGCTTCCTCGATCAGCAGCCCGTTGGGCGTGAGCGCCACCGGATCGTAGTCGAAGCGTGGTGCGTCGCCGCTCACGGTCTGCATGGTGCCGGTCGCATCGAAATACGTCGCCGTGCTGCCGCGCGTGAAGGTCAGCCTCGGATCGAGCGTCGGGCCGTTGAATGATAGATCGAGTGATGGCTTACCAGCACCACCACTTGCAATCATCTGCCGCCCTACATGACCAACACCCATAAGCATCACGCAGTCATCTCCGCAATATTCAACAACCCCGCAGCCGCATTCTGCACCACAGCAACACGCTCGCCTGGATACACCCAGAAATACTCAGGTATACCAGCAGGTAACAGTAGACATGGTGACGTGCTTGCCGCAGCAATCGGGTTCGAGCCAAACGCGATCCAGCAATCACTCGTTGACACGCAACGGATGTGCGTCGTGTTGTTTGGTGTTGTCACTGGCACACCAGCAACTGGACCCTGCGCATACGTGTTCGTCGGTCCAGTGCTGAATGGTGCACTCTGCACACTACCAGCACCAACTGCAATCGTCTGTGACAGCGCAGGACGTGAAGCCTGAACAGTCAAGCCATGTTCGTCAACTTTGATCGTCATGTTCCTGGCTCCATGTCTATTGTAGGCAGCACTGCACCATCACGCCTCACGATCTCAATGACGAGGCCACCATCCATACGATGCCGATGCTCAACAACGTCGCTAGGACGATGACCACTACGATCAAGAATATCACGAGCAGCGGCCATACGGTCTGCTCGTGTTCCCTCATCCAGCGATCGAATGACAACTTGCGCTGCATTTCTTGCATTCTTAGCGAAAAGGTCCCGAACCACGGAAGTTTCGCTGTCAAGTATAGTCCGCACGACAGCCTCGTGCATTTGCGTATATGCGTCACCCACCTTGATGCGACCGACCTGATCCATACTGAGGCCAGTTGCAATGGCGATCTCCTCATCGTCCAATCCAAACAGCGTGTAACTCAGCACCACACTCACAGCATTCATGGTGCGTGGCACTTCTGGTAGTTCACTCAACTTCCTACGAGCAGCCGTGACAATACGCTGTGCTTCTTCTTGCGTCGGCACTTCAACAAGCCGCTCGGTTGTTTCTTCTCCACCAGTCACCTTGCCGTCAGGATACACGAGACGGCCATCAGCCAAACGAAGTGGTGCATCTCCACGCGGTAACGGCATTATGCTCTCACTCTAAATCTTACAGGAGGACGACGTGCCATTGGTGCAGTAACATGCGGAGTCGCACTATTGAATGGTAACGGCGGCATCTCACGAGGCGGTGGTGTAGTCACACCTGTTGATGAAGTTGGACCGCCCGGTTGCATAGTAGATATCCCAGGACGCGCAGGCATAACAGTCGGATCAATCGGTGGACGTATTGGTGATGCATCCGGTGACGTTGCCCTATTCAGTGCAGCCTCCATTGGTGATACTTCTCCTGCACCACCAGGAGGCAACATTGTATAGTCAATCTCACCAGGACTTGGTGGCCCACCAGCACCAACATCAGGCATTGGTGGTGCTGCTTCACCGGGCATTGGTCTCGGCGGTATCTTACTTGCACCATACATCAGACCAGCAGCCGGTAGACCAAGCAAAGCAGCTAAGCCAAGACTGCTTCCTGCACCAGCATCTTGCGTAGGCTGTGCACTTGTATCTGGACTCCATGCTGCTTCATTCGTTGGACCAGCACCAAGATTGACCATCGGTGGCCCATCAGGTGTAGGCTTTCCACCAGCACCACTACCACCTTGTGGTTTACCACCACCAACACCAGCAGCCTTCATCGCTGCCTGATCCTCTGCATCAGTTGCAGCTGTATCACTCCGCAGTCCAGGGATCACACCAGGATCACGAGCATTCGCTTCGAGCGCGCGACGCACGTTCTCAGTTGTTGGTTGGAACCCACGTGACTGCAAGTAATTCAGCACCATCGTTGTCGGTGATGCTGTCGCCTCCGTAGCAGTTGGTGGTGGTGATAAACCCTCCGGCGGAATGACAGGCTGCGGTGGAATTGGCAAACGTGCCATCATGCACCCCCAGGTCTACGACCAAGAATAGCATGCGCTATACTTGTCGCCGCAGCAACATGTGGCAGATCAGGTGGTATTGCATGCGTAGGCATTGCTGCCCCAGGCATACGCTGTGGTGGGCGTGCTTGGTTCTGTGGCATTGCGTCCAACTTCGTGTCCTGTGCACTGCCCTCCTTTATTCCTTTACCGACATCACGTGTCATGTCTGCGGCGGACTCGCTTGCCGGACTGCTTCTTGGTCTGCCCTTCGGTGAACTGCCGAGGGCCTGCCTGATTTCTGGTCCGTAATCACCACGAGGCATTAGTATGCTCCTCCACCGGCTGCTTGCTGTTTGCCACCGCCACCATTACCACTAACATCAGGAGGATACGTTGCAGGGAAAGTATTGCGTGTGAGCAGTGCTTGGAATGCAGCGAGATCATTGGCCGTCGTTGCACGGTTGACCAGATTGACTGTTTCAATCGTAACCAATCCACTCGGTGCACCCAATCCACTTGTCGATCCGAGTGCCAATCCCTGCACCTGCTTCTTGATCTTGGTTGCAGTTCCACCAACTGCGGCACCAAGTAATGCATACATCAACTGCGTAACAGCAATCGTCATTCCACCATTGCGGAACATCTTCGCAATACGGTCGTCACCCTGTTGGACACCGTTGATTGCGACATAACCAGCATTCGCAGATTGGTTCGCCTGACCAGAGCCAAGCGTATTCGAGTAGCCTGTCCACGGCACCTGCCCAGGGAAATTGATGCCATAAGTCGCCATACCAAGTCTCCATCTGTCAGGGGAATAATCGACCGGATCATCTATTCACCAACCATGCAACTAAAATCTCACATCTACCCCAAGATACTAAATGGCCGCGACAATAGACAGGCATACGCAATTCGAGTGGAGTGTAGATCGGCGTCGTGATTGAGGTGCGAGGGCGTCTCTGGGCACTTATCCAACACCCAGTTTGGGAAACCAGTGGGGAGAGCCGGGGGCAGTCGCATGCAACATGGTAGCAGTCGTCACAGTTCTACAGGCAACGGATGGTCGCATGGTCAGACGCGGATAGGCCCCTGCATCTATCCACAAATACGCCCGTTTGCTTGTCTTATGCATAGGCTGTTACATGACTAGGTTGTGTAACAGGATCACTCATTTTCCCAATCATGCTTGACATAAGGATGCGATAATGCTATACTCTATACATGATCATGAATTATCTAATTAGTCATGGTCATACCGGCTTAGCTCTTGCATAACGCAATCGGCAAGCCATTGTTGGAGTTTAACAAACCAATGACTACAGATATACAGACTGCTACCCCTGGCGTTGGCCACAATCAGCCTAGCGCCATGACTGAAGATGAATGCAAGTCACTCGCAGTCATCGCTTTCAAGGAAACCGACGCGGCCAAGAAACAGCTTGGCACGGCAGTTCAGCGGATGGCAGCGGCGATCATGGCGCATCATGCAAACATGGTGGCCAATGCCAGCAAGGGCACCGAGATCGTTCGCTTGTCTACGGTTTGCCATCCTGATGAAGCGATGGCGCGGGCAGCATTACAGAAAGCCCTTGTCTATTTCTTCATCCCTGGCCGTGTTATCACGGCGGTAAAGACTGACACTGCCAAGGCTGCTAAGCGGGACGCGGAGGCTAACCACGTCAAGCTAATCCGTGATGGGCTTGACCTGTCTAGCACCATGTCTTTGCACATGATTGACCTATCTTCTTACGACAAGAGCACGGGCTTATGGAATGTTCCAATCCAGCTATTCTGTTCTACCGGCTTCTCGGTTGAGACCGACGCAAAGACACTGCCTATGGACGGAACGGCATGGGTAGCACGCAAGCTTGTCGCTGGCGGCAAGCCTGAATACGAAAGCTTTATGTCATCGGTTGCGCGGTTCAAGGAGATGTGCAAGCCCAGGATGGCGCGGGCAGGCAACGCAGGGCAAGGTGCAACTGGCGCGGATGCGACAGAAGGCAAGGTGACAATCCGTAGCAAGATTGCTGATTTGTTGCTTAATCTACGCGCCACTGACAAGGGTAAGCCGGTGTATCCTTCACTGTCTACCCTTGAGGATGCTGACCGCAACGCGCTTGTTCTACTGGTCCGCTGGTATGACAATGCAAAGGCCGCAGATGCTGCCAAACCGGGCACGCGCAAGCCTGCCGATGAAAAGGCTGCACCAAGCAAGGCGGCATGATCTAGCCTAACCCAGCAAACCCCACCGCAGCAATGCGGTGGGGTTTTTTATTGTCTGCATCCCAACGCGCAAGCGAAGCGCAGCGCACGCATTGCCGCCCGCTGTCACACCACCATACCATCACACATGACACCAGCGCACACATGAGCAATCATGTGTGCGCTTTCATTTGTCTACAATAAGACAAAGCGGTATTTGCTCAGCGCAATCGTTTGCCCGCGCCAAACAGTCGTATGTAATCCGGCCACGTTGACCATCCCACCATTGCCCGAACTAAACCATGCAACGATTTGATCTTGTGCGATGCAGCATCAGACTTATGACACCCGCACCACGCGAAAACGACCATCCAGCGGTGGATATTCCACCTGCGATCTGATATAGGCCCATCAAGGGCTTGACATAGGGATCAGGATGTGATATAATCCACTACTTGCTGCGTGGGGCAGCATCAGTATGGGGATACTGATACATTAGCGATAATCACCGAAAGGACCTGCAATGCTATTCACAGAGATGGTTGGTGCAACGGCTACAGGTCAATTTACAACAAGCGGACGCGGACGCTATTTTATGTTCGGTGGCATCATATGTCTAACAGCCGTATCACGCTCCAAGGTTAACACAAATGGCAAAGTGTATGTCGAGCGTTGGACAGCAAAACAGAATGTAATCAAATACATGGGTGAGTTCATAAACAATTACGAAAGGATGCGTCCCGTGGATAACAGCATAATAGCCAATCGTGACAAAGCAGCAGAGCTTATCCAACAAGGCAATGCATTGGTTGCGCGTGGCCAAGCAATGATTACTAAAGCATTAGGTTTACTACAAGATCAGATGGACACTGAACTAAATACAGCAACGACTAAGGTGATGCGAACAATCAACAATGACAAGCTGTGTTAGCGCACTTGACATAAGCATTTAGATGTGCTATACTATATGCATAATGGAGACAGGTTAATGACATACGATGATTGCTTGGTTAAGCGTATTCGTTCTGTATTAGGCGAACACGTGTCTAATCAAAGTGATAGTAATCTGCTTGCTGCATATGCGTGTTGGTGCGTATACGGCAAGCAGAATTGGTCATCACTGCTACGCTTGCTTGATCCGAAAGCACGCAAGCTGGCATGGGACTACGCCTACATCTCATAAGTCTACTGCTGCATTCACGTGTCTATCGTTGCCCCACATGCTCATAAGCTGTGGGGTTTTTCGTGTTCGTAAGGAGTTGTGTAATGAAAGCTGACCCGACTACATGCAAACATGTGTTGACCTGTGACGATGTGACAGGACTCGTATATTGCACTGAGTGTGACTACTGGTGGGATGCAGATTCCACGGAGAGCGAAGCGATACCGTCCACCATTCAGCCCACCATTCAATCCACTAATGCATCACACGAAGTCATACATATAACCCAAGATGACTATCCAGCGGACTGGTCAACACTGGAGAACCGCAATGAATGAAACCATGCCACTCAATGCTTTACTCACACGACATGGCATCCGTGCACGATGGACATTCACCACATACTATCGTGGCGTGCATCAACAGTCACCACGCGTATTCAACAGTGTAGAGGACGCACTCAATGCTATCATTGAGAAGCTTGCTCTGCATGCGATGGATCATGAGTATCCAATGATCTCATTGGTCATGCTGCATGTGCCAGACAAGGACAACACACAATGACACCGTTGCAACGTCTCTACGCGATATTCTATCACATCTGTACCTTGCTGATCGTGTTCCTGATCATCACCAGTCCAGTGACTGGTCTCGTAGCACTTGGCTGGCTACTAGGAGCAGAACCTGATGATGGTCGTCCACCAATCCACTGTGTGATGACTGTGAACAGTCATGAGGTGTGTGGAGAACTACTCAAATGAGCCAGCAATCATTACTCGAAGGCTTCGCACTCATGCCAGCGGAGAGCGAAGCGACACCGCGTCCGCGGACCCCACTATCTCAATCATCTCAACCGCGGACCCCATCACAACAGCAACAGCAATCGCATGACCATGACACAATCGCAACTCCACCAGGAACTAGACTGCAACGCATCATCAGATTGTATCATGGTTGGCGATTATGGACCGCAACACGTGACTACAAGTATGGTTCGTATCTCGTCTTGTATAACGATGGCAGAGTGTTGAACTGCACTACTAGGGAGGACGAAGGTGACGATCAGTTCTGGGCAAGGCCATCCGACGATGCCATCGGAGGATCGTCAGGAACTACTGAATGATATAGAAGCAGAACGTAACGCGCTCAACGAACGCAAGCGATTAGAGAGAATAACAAGGCGACGTTCGCCTGAAGCTAGAGCAAGGGAGAATACACGCCACAAGGAATACATGAAGGAGAATGCTGCCAAGCTCTATCCAAAACAGAAAGAACGATATCGTGCACAGAAGATACGTGCGATTGAATTCATGGGTGGAAAGTGTGCAGATTGCAATGGTGTATTCCATCCTGCTGTGTTTGACCTCCACCACGTAGATGGTAGTGGAAAAGAATTGTCTACTCGCAGAGGATGGACAGCATTGCATTGGGACAAGGTTGTTATGGAACTAGCCAAGTGCGTATTACTATGTGCTAACTGCCATAGAATACGACATTGGGCAACTGACAATGAGATAAGGAGTTAGTGTAATGACTAAGACGAAAATGCATCCGTCTATCACTGCTGATCGTGTGGCCCATGCAGTTAAGCGTGAGATGACTACACTAGACAACCCAGGTTTCTGTGTCGCGTGTGGTAAAAAACAGGATGGTTGCGAACCTGATGCTCGCAACTATAAGTGTAAGAGTTGTGGCGAACGTCAAGTGTTCGGTGCTGCTGAGTTATTGATGATGAGTGTATGGCCAAGTGATAATGAGATAAGGAGTTAGTGTAATGGCTAAGACGAAAACGACTGATCGTAAGACTGTAAAGCCTGAGTGGACACGTGGTTTGTGTATCAATCACTGCATGTATACCTACCGTGATCCTGTGAATGAGATATTCGATAAGACGCTGGTGGACATTGGGTTCGACAAGTCCATCATCGAACGTGGCGATACGACACCAAACGGTTTGACAACGGAAGAGATCACTAACATGATTATTGATCTCTCAGCGATCCTCAGCGCCATGCGTGGTGTAGGAGTATACAAGCCTGAGACGGAACAGGAGACCAAGAAATGAACAAACCGAACGTGTTTGCACAGTTCGCCTCAGAAGATGCTTCTGATGACGAAGAACTGGGAGAGTTGGCACGCCTGATTGAGATGGACGCAGAAGAAATGTTCCATGCGGTCAGCTTCTCATGGGAGTTGATGGGTAAATCCGCAATTCACATGGCAGCAAACGCAATGCACATGTCCGATCCAATGGACGATGAGAGCCAATACTTGATCCGCAAGCTGATTGCTGTTGCATACAGGTGTCATGTGTTCTCAAGACTTGTGCTTGAACTGTCAGATACGCCGAAATTCTCAGCCAAGTTTGACATCACACAGGAGGACATTGACAGAACAATGGCATTCTGTGCAGCACGGGACAAGGAGAGGCGACGTGGCTAGTTGCATCGCTGGTGTCCCTACTTGGTGGACAACTCAATCTCCTACTTGGACAACCAGTGACATGCTAGAACTTCGTGCAGAAGCGAACAGGGCTAGTGTGTCACTCAATGACAAGACTGCAATCATGCTGCTTTGGCATGCCATTCTGCTCAAGCGTAATCCCAAACACACAATGCAAAAGGATGGTCTGCCATGATCCCACCAGTCATTCAGTGGACGGATGAGAAGCGTGAACGCTTGGAAGCTGCTGTGGCTGAGGCAGTGATCAACAATCAGGATACGTTCATGTTTGATGGTTTCGAGATGCTCACCAAGTATGCTCAATACTTGCTGCGTTACTTGTGTAACACTCGTCCAACGTATCCACGTCGTCTCACTATGAATGGAACGATGGCCACACGGTGATACTATGTCCAACGAGTCAATCGACATCTTCAAGTTCTACGAGATGCGTGGTGAGGATGAGTGTTGGCCTTACATTGGAGTGGTTCGTGTGGCCTGATACGGAGACAAGATAATGCACTGGTTTTTTATGCATCCACACATGACGCCAGACAGACTTGGTTACTTGCCTACGTTCCTAAGTGAAGATGATCCGCGGCCTGCTTATCAACAGATAGATGCCAACTACGAACATGGTGGTGGTTGGCGTTCGTTCCCTGGCTTCACCATGCTGCCCAATGGTGATTTGTCCTATCCAGGTGATCCACCAACACAGCTACTTGCCGAAACCAAGCTGCGTGATGAAGTGATCCGCTTCTACCAGCGTTCGTGGGTTGCCATCATACAACCAGATGGCAGCTACGACATAGCGAGGATCGACTAAGCATACACGATTGATAGGTGAACTATGAGCAGCGAAGATGAGATCGAAGAACTCAAGCGCATCATCGCTGAAGAACAAAAGCAAGCTGAGATAACAAAACAACAGCGTCTAGAGAAGATGCGTGTGTATAAACGCAAGCATCGAGCAGAGCGCGACGCTGATCCTGAGCGATATGCACGCTTCAGGGAAACAGAGAACAACTGGCGTAAGAAAACGAAAGCCACCACTTCACATCTGAGGCGAAGGCGAGAACGATTGGCTGGTAGACCAAAGCCTGAGACGTGTGAAGTGTGTGGCCGTGGTGGACCAATAGTGTTTGAGCACAGCCACAAGACTAAGGCGTTTCGTGGATGGACATGCACACGATGCAACGTGGCATTGGGCATGGTCAATGACGATATAGTTGTGCTTGAAAAACTGATCGTCTACTTGAAAGCTCACAGTGATGAATGAGCCTGTGGATGTGTTCAAATACTATGATATGAGTGGTGGTCCAGAGGCGTGCTGGGTTTACATTGGCAACTCATGGGGTGGCCAGAAGCGTGAACCACGTCCATACTTCATGGCTGCTGGTAGACGACAGATCGCGTATCGTTGGATATACGAACTCGTGCATGGCGTTACGCTCACACCTGATCAGTTGATCTTACATTCATGTGACAATGGTGGCTACCCCATTGGCTGCGGGAATATACACCACATGAGGCTTGGCACTGTTCAGGACAACAGTGACGATATGGTAGCGAGACAACGGCATGGCATGCCTAAGACTGTAGTGCGTGCCATCCGCACATTGCTTGAACAAGGCAGGACGCAGCAAGATATTGCTGATCTCTACGGAGTTTCGCGTGAAACGATTAGTGCAATTGCAACACAACGGGCACACAAGACAGTGGAATAGTCCAATCGTGTCGATCCTCGTTCTTCGGCTTCGCCTCCAAGGGATTGTGTGCTAGGCTGTTCGCGTGTCAAGCCTGCAACGAAAGGACAGAGCCGATGCCGTTTGTATCTGGTTTCCTGCGTGTGAGGTCTGGTGGTCATCCTGACAACGAACTGCCTGGATCACAGCCTGGGATCGACAACAGCCTACCCGGAGAACAGCCTGGGATCGACAATGAGCTTCCTCCTGCACCCCCTGGTGTCTTTCCTCCACCCACGATCAGCAACCCCATCGTGCCCATCCCACCGGGCACTAGCATTCCTCCTGGCACCATCTGGCCAACTCCACCAGGGATCGACAACACACTCCCAACTCCTCGCCCACCAACACCACCGAGTGGCGGCGTGCCCACACCACCAATCTACAATACGTATTGGATGTTGTGCTACACGCCGAACCACGGCTGGAAGTATGTAGCAGTGGACCCCAGCCTACGACCCGACAATGCACTGCCTCCACACGCTCAACCAAAGTAAGGACATGCAATGACGAAGTATGCTATCGCTATGCTTGCTCTGCTTGCTTCGACTTCACTGGCTCATGCTGATCTGATCCTGACCTTCGGACAGACAGCAAGCACTTCCGCTGTGACTGCAACTGAGAATGGAGCACAGACACAGACCACACTCTCTGCATCTGACGTGGCAATCAGTGTCACGCAGATACAGAATGGTCTGCCACAGGCTGCGTTCTTTGATCTGAACGCAACATCCGTTGGTTCAGCAGTGCCAATCCTCGGTGGTTCTGCACAACGGTTCAGTGGTGACTTCTCAATCACGAGTGGCCCTGGTGATACAGGTGTCAATTTGCTGAGTGGGACGTTCACTGACGTTACGTTCGGCAGTGGTCCTGGCGGTGCGTTGGCTGTCGGTGCACCACCTGATGCACTGAGCTTCACCAGTGATGTGATCACGTCGCTGTCGTTGCCTGCCGCTTTAGGTCTCGGGTTCGCTAACATCGCACCCGCGTTCGAGATCGTCGGTGACAGCATCGGCTCGTTCACGTCATCTGTGAGTGGCACATTCAGTGCCAATGTTGCCGTGCCTGAGCCGATGACACTCGGCTTGCTTGGCGTTGGCCTGCTTGGCCTCGTCATGACCAAGCGTCGTGGTATCTTCGCCTAACCACAACGCGAACGGGGGGAACGGCACTGGCATCGTCAGTGCCGTTTCTCGCTTCAGTGCGCAGGTTGTTCACAGCTTAGCGCCACAATTCCTAGCACTGCTTCTCGTCAACGTCATATTCCTGGGTGTATTCATCTGGTATGTCGATGTGCGTGCTAGGCACAGCATGGCTATCATTCAGCAACTACTCAACTCATGTCTACATGGGAGCACACAGTAATGCCATCCACTAGTCGCGCTCAACAGCGCATGATGCAAGCGATTGCGCATGGGGCAAAACCAACGAGCAAACATGGGCCGTCTCGTGCAGTTGCTCGTGACTTCGTAGCAGCAGATCATAAACGTGGTCCTGCTAAGATGCCAACACATGTTGGTCAAGCTATCTTGCAGGGCAAGTCTGCGAAGGATGTGTGACAACAATGGCACCCGATAATCAAACCAAGGAAGATCAGCCGCGCCGTTCCGATACGACCGGCCTCGCGCCGACCGAACTCGTGCAGATTGAGGGCGATGACATCGTGATCCGCATCACGCCAGATGCGCTTACCCATGCGACCGAGCATGGCGCCCTCTGCACGGTCATACCGCAGACCGGCAACTTTCGTTGCGCGCAGATCACCGACACTGGGAAATGGCGCGACGCCATAGTGCGCGCTCTGCGGCGCGAGCAGGAGAACGGCGATACGCTGGTCCATCTGATGCTAGATGCCGCCCTGGAACACGCTATGGAGCAAGGTGAGGAAGGTATCTGGGTCGAAGGAATTACAGAATGAGCGAACCGCCTGGGAGGCTGCTCAACCATGAGCGATGGTCTCCAATACTGAAAGGGACAACAATGCTGAACAACATAACTGCAATGCCTGACGGTAATGACCCGTTTGCTGCGTATAATACCAAGGAGTCTGCTATCTTGTTTCCTGTTGCTGAGCGTCGCATTGGATGGGAAATGCGGGATGGCGCTTATCAACGAATAAATACACACAAGGCTATCGTGCGTATGGTGCAAGGAAATCGTGTGCAGGTCTTGGGAGTAGTGGGCACGGGATATAAGCTCGTGCGCAATCACGAATTGTATAAGAATGTCGAGGATACCTTGTGCAAGGAAATCCATATCCGTGACCTACAGGATGTCCAAGTGAAGGACAAGGTTGCAGGCTGGGGACGCATGTGCTTCAGAGAGTATGTATTCCCAAGCATCAAGTGTCGCGTTGGTGGTGGCACGAGGTCAGACATTGCGTTCCGTTTACTGGTGCAGAATGGTTATGGTGGTAGTGCATTGCGTGTGCACGCTGGTGCCATCGAGTTCTACTGCACGAATGGCATGATCAGTGGTGAGTATCAGTCTGAGTATCGCAAGCACACGAGCGGTCTGATCGTCAACGGCGTTGGTAAAGCAGTGAGCAATGCTCTGGAAACGTTCGCACACAACCAAGTCAAGTGGAAGCGTTGGGCTGAGACACCAGTCAAACATCAGGCTGCAATGGACCTGTTGCGTCGTCTCGCTACCAGTGACAAGTTGTGTGAGAAGTTGCAGCAGCAATACCTGCGTGAGCGTGAGGAGCGTGGCGGCAACCTGTGGGCAGTCTACAGTGCGTTGACCTACTATGCGTCTCACTCGGATGGTGAGTTCGCATTGCGTAAGACAGTCGAAGAACAGGACACAATGGCGAGCACGATGTTGCTGCGTGAACTGAACGTTGCTCGCTGGGTGGAACGCAACGAGTGGAAGGAGTTGGAGACTGCGTGCTGAGGACTTGACATAAGTGTAACGATGTGCTATAATACTCAGACAATCGAGAAGGAGATTAGTCATCCAGTTCCCTGATGAGGAACACAACCAATCATCACTCACATGAAAGACCTAATGCATGTCATTATCGTCTCGTGCAAAGAATAAGTTGATGGACACAATCAACACCGTATTCGCATCCATCGGCAATGCGAACGGAATGCGTATGCCGAAGTCAACCAACAATCTCGAACCGCTGGCATGGGATTTGTTCATTGCCAGACATGTGTTGTCTCTTGCGGAGAAACAAAAGGAGAAGGCTGAGACGGCTGCCGTCAAGGCTGGCGTCATCATCGACAAGACGAAGAACCCCAAGCCCGCAGGCACTCGCGAAGTCGTCTACAACGGCGATATCGTGAGTATCATGTTGGAAGTGCGTAGTGGTGCAGAACGTGTAAGCACAACACGCTTGGTCGCGTATCTGGAAGGCAAAGGTGTGAGCCGTTCACTTCTGGACGAAGCAGTGAAGGCTGCAACTGATATCTCCAGAGCCGCACACGTGTTCACTCCAATCCTGATTACGAGTGAGAGCGCAGGCAAGTAACTTGACAGTCTGCTAGATACAGGAGCACCATCGCCTTAAACAGCGATGGTGCTGTCTGTATTTCTGAGGCTGTAACATGGCGAAGGTGATCTACTTGGCAGAACACAAACCAATCCCGCCCAAGCAAATCGTTGGCCGTGACGGTATACAAAAATACACAGTGACGTTCGATCCCAATGCTCCATTCCACAGTCAGTGGGTGTGGCAGGTGGACTATGTGCGGACGTATACACTCTACGGCTCAACATCCACTCAATCATCTGCTGTGAAGGAGGCAAGGAAACAAATCCATTCATGGAACAGATACATGATCGACTTGGAGGAGAACGAATGAGTGATACTCCAACCCAACGTGCAGCTATCAACCAACTATCCATCGACCAGTTGGATGAGATGCTCACTGCGATCCGTGAGCGTCGATTGGAACGAGTGCAGAAGCTCGAAGCACTCGCACATGTCAAGGCAGACAAGGCGCAACTCACGTCTTGGCTTGCGTTCGAGCGTTCATACAACATTGCAAAGCGTGCACTCAATAAGTTGCAGGAGCAGGAGACGAAGGTTGAGGAGTTAATCCACAAGGCAAGGATCAAGGCGATGGTCGTTAACTTCGAGGTAACGGAGATAGAAGATGCCGCTGATTAGAGCACGTGACTTGCGAGTGACCATCAAGGAGATGGGGTTTGAGAAGGGCATAGTGCACGTGCTGGAACTTGTGCTTGAGCAGCAGGTGGAACTGCAACAGAACATGCGCACGGTCGCTGAGTTGGCTGACCGATGCATCGATGAACTCGGAAAGCTCATTGCCTTTGGTGGTCAGATGAAGCAGACTGTGGATCAGCTTCACCGTGACATCAAGGGGAATGTAGATGGAGAACCAAGCTAACTTCCGTCTGGCTACTGAGCAAGATGCTGACCTTGAAACGTACGATCACACGAAGCTCAGTGCGATCAACACATGTCCTACGTGGGGCATTCTCCGATACGCAATGCACAAGCGTATGCCAACCAGTGGTCGGGCACTGGCACTGGAAGCTGGCACTGCCATGCATGAGTGCTTTGCATTCGTCCGTCTGGTCTCGATCTGTGATCAGTTCAAGGATGAGCAGAAGTTCCAAGAACAGTTGTGGTATTACCACGGCACTCGTCTGTTCGGTCAGGAACGGCTGCAACACATTGACCAGCAGATACAGAGTGCCACAGACCTGATCGACGTGGCCAAGCGTGGATGCATTGCTGTATTGGATACGGGAGGCTTCTATGACGATCCACGAGACAAGCGACGAACACTGTCCAATTTGGAGGAGTGTATCTACGCCTACATCAACCGATGGAACTGGCAACATCGCGTGTGGATACGTAATCCTGCTGATCCCACAAGTGACATTGGCATCGAGATACCATTCGATCTTGTCGTGGACATACAACCAGCAGATATCCAGTTCCGTCTGACTGGTAGGATCGACGGTATCCATTGGAATGGGCGTGGTGAATTGGCAGTGCACGACAACAAAACCGCGTCGCGTCTCAATGAGGCGTGGTCCATGTCATTCCTTCTCAATCACCAGATCACCGGATATTGTGTCGCGGCTAACGTGTTCACACAACATGCAGTGCATAATGCAGAAGTATTGGGTCTTGCCATCCCACTACCAAAGACGTATGATCTCGGTGGTTACATTCGAGAACCAGTCACGCGATATGACTGGCACTACAAGCGGTGGGTGGACTGGTTGGTTCACACCATCGCACTGGCTCGACGCTACAAGGACAATCCGTATGATGCACCGAAGTATACGCATTCATGCAACCGCTACTTCCGTCCTTGTTCGTTTATTCCATTCTGTGATGCTGGCCCGGAGGAGCAATATGTAATCGTCAATGAGATGGTGGATGACGAATGGTCGCCACTGAACAAGATCGTGCTAGACGGTATAGGCAACGAATAGGAACATGCAATGACCATGCACATGACAGGACCAGACCTTGCGATATATCTCGCCAAGACGCTCACCGACTTGGAGTTCGAGCTTCTGATCCGTGAGCGGATCAAGCAGCAGTTCGATCTGGCATTCAGGCAACAGTCCAATCTCGATACGTGCCACAACGAGTGCACATTCAACTTCAGTTGGGTCGATAAATCTACGTGGCGTGCTGAACTCGGCTCAACCTACGCTGACGAAGTGAGTATGAAGGGTGAAGTGTTGAGCACAACAGTTGTCAACGCACTGAACCAGTGGAACATGCAGAATGGCAACAAGCTGAGCCTGTTGTTGCCTGCGCCAACACCTGAACCTCCACAGGATGAGATTGGTTTCGATGCAACAGATGACAAAAGGTGGTGACATGGATGAGGTAGAGTTCATGCGTGCATACAACAACGCACGCTTACTGATCGCTCATGCTCAGACAGCAGATGGTGAACAGTTGAAGGTGCATCTGACCAATGCATTGCTGACCTTGTTGGCGATGGTGGACAGCCTGAACCAACGACTGGACGAGATTGCGGAGAATGATGACGAATGAATGATGTCCCAATCATGGCTGGTGGTGTTCCGATCCTCGCACCATCAGCCGAGAACATGCAGCTTAACATGCTGATATGGGGGGACAGTGGAGCAGGGAAAACGACGCTTGCGGCAACAGCGCCAGGGACAAAGCTCTTTGTTATGCTTGATCCTGGTGGTGATTTGTCTCTTGCTGGGAGGAGTGATGTTGCTACGCTTAATCTTACGAGCGAACCTGCATCCAGGGTGATGACGCAGTTCCGTATGGCTGATCCATACGATCTGCGTAAGGTGCTAACTGCACGACCAGACTACGAGACAGTCGTGGTGGATAGCATGACGACATTGGCTTACGCTGCACTACAGGAGGCAGTGCTTAAAGCTGGTGGTGCGAAGATCAGCATGGAACAGCCGGGCATGAATGGATACGCATATCGTAACGCTGCGCTGCTACGATGCACAGTTGCAATCATGCGCATCTGCGCTGAGATGAAGCGTCATCTGATCCTGACGACACATGAAGGCAGTGCTGATCGAGACACAGAAGGACACGTCCTGTCTGTGACGATGGCACTGTCTGAGGGCGTGGCTAACCAAGTTGGTCTGCGGTTCAATGAGGTATGGCACCTGAATGACAACGGCAAGGATCATGTCATTGCAGTGCGACCATGCAGACTACGCAAGCCGATGAAAACTCGTCTGTTCAATGCTACGCAACCTGAGTTCGTGTGGCACTACGATCCGAACACGCACACAGGCGAAGGCATTGCAGATTGGTATCATGCGTGGCAGGCTGGTGGTGGGAAGAAGCTGCCGTTGCCAGTGCATGTCAAAGCAACCACAAGCAGAGGAGTGAATAAAAAATAGGCTGCGCACAATAGGAAGCACGCAGCCTAGTTACATGCAATGGCTCGACGGGCGACAATCGTAATCCGTCGATGGATATGTGACACCAATCCTCAAGGAGATCAAGACACATGAGCGGAACGATCCTGACTTTCTCGGAGGACATCACCAATGCGGAGCCGCCGCCGCCACTTCCGGTAGGTCCATACCCTGCCGAAATCATCGGTGCCCAGCGCCGCACGTCGAATACATCGGGCAAGGACTATGCGCAGATCATGATGAGGGTCAATGCAGACAACTATCCTGCCGACTACACGGATGGCGATCCAGATGGCACCACGCTGTCCTACAACCGCTTGCAGATGGAGGATACGCCCGTCAGTCGTCATCGGTGGCGCGTGTTCATGGAGCGGTGTGGCGGTCCACTGGGACGCAGCATTGACCTGAATGCTCTGATCGGTCTGACATGCACCGTGGAAATCACGCATCAGGAATATGAAGGAGAACAGCGCGCACAGATTGCACGTGTCCTCGCTCCGTAGTATGCAAGGATGCTACCAACATGAGGAGACCACAAATGGCAGTCCAAGCTCGTGCCGTCGAAGCAGTCGAAGGCCAACCGAAGCCGAAGCGTAAGCGTTCACCAAGTGTAGCGAAGTCTGCGTTCTTCGTCATCCAGATTGTGGATGAGAATGGACAGCCGATGACGTTCGACAAGAAGCGCGTCAAGATCGTGTCAGTCGAGCGCAGTGCAGAACAGGTGATGGACTTGGTTGAGAGTGGCAACCATCCGCATGCGTTCTATCTGCGCGGTATCGTGCCTGTTGCACGGCAGTCACAGCCGAGGCAACCGGCACCAATAGCCGCGTAGGCAGAGGGAGCCGCACCATTCGCCCGAGTGGTGCGGCTTTCCCACAGTTGCGCTTCAGTGCACAAGGAACGCCAATGTCAGATGCAAACCTGAACGAGATGTTTAACGTCCCACCTGTCATCACGTGGGATGAGAAGCAAGAAGAAGCAATCGCTGCATGTTGTGACGTAACACGACGCATCGTTGCTGTGACAGGGAAAGCAGGCACAGGCAAGACGATGCTCATGCGTGAGGTTGCGAAGCGGTTGCAGGGTGCTGGATACACGACACAAGCCAGTGCACCAACAGGCAAAGCTGCCAAGCGTGTTCGTGAAGCGACAGGATTGGAGGCAATGACCAACCATCGCATGCTCGGCTATGGCATGCCACGTGATGTTGAAGTTGAGGATGAGCATACAGGCGACAAGAAGTTCGTGAAGGTCTCAACTGGACCGAAGTATACACGACTGAGGCAGTTCCACTACGATACGATCCTGTGTGATGAATACGCGATGGTCAATCAGGAGATACACCGTAACCTGATCGACGCATTGAAGGCAGGTGCACGCATCTGCATGTTCGGTGACGTGAACCAGTTGAAGCCAATCGAGGAAGATAGACGCCTGGATGACAAGCCAAGTGCATTCATGGCAGCGTTGGAGAAGTTCGGTGGCATCACTCTTGACACCATACACCGCCACGATGCTGGTTCAGGGATTGCTCGAAATGGTGCGCTCATACTGCAAGGCAAGATGCCACGTGGAAGTGACGACTTCGTGCTCAGACAAACAGATCAGCCTGTTCGTGCAGTGCAAGAGTTCGTCGAAGTGTCCCTTGCAGCAGGACACAGTTACGCAGACACCGACCACCAAATCGTAACTTGCATGAACAAGTCATGGGTTGGCACACAGAAGTTGAACCTGATTATCCAATCCATCTTCTGGGATCGCACTCGTCCATTCATCGAACTGCCACGCTACCGCATTGGTAGTGAGCAGCCTCCACCGATCCGTGTGCAAGTGGGAAGCAAGGTGGTCTACACTGCGAATACATACGACATGGGCGACGGTGAAACGTATGCGTTCAATGGTGAAGTCGGTACGGTCATCAACATCAACTATGAGGAGGGTAGCGTAGAGATCGACTTCTTGGATCGCAGTGTCATCGTGCCACCACTACTCGTTCAGGTGTTCCCTGATGGCAGTGTGCGTGAAGGTGATCCACGAAGGAACATTGACCATGCATACGTGTTGACTTGTCATAAGATGCAGGGATCAGAGGTGAAACACGTATGTTATGTCTTGAACAAAAGTACGCTATGGGGTCAGTCCCGTCGAAATTTCTACACTGCTATCACTCGTGCTCGGGAGCACTGCACTGTGTTCTGTGACATGCAGAGTATGGCTAAGAGCACTAAATTCGTTGGATAGCAATCAAGGAGACATGCAAATGGCGTTTACTAAGATCGTAAAGAGTAGATTGGGACTTGCAAATATACACGAACCCAACGTCACGATGGGAGCCTATCTTGCGGATGGTAAGTTACACAAGGCACGCAGTGTAGCGTTCCGTATCAACAGAGCACTCTTGAACGTGCTCGGTTGGACAGAAGATAGGTTCTATATTGGCGTCCTCGAAGGCACTGATAGCGACAAGGGCTTCTTGCAGCTTGTGCTTGACGAAAAAGGTTATGTTGCTGCCAGATTAACCAGAGGTGGAGAAACGAACCAAGGCGTCGCCATCTCTGTAACCATTGAGCGGTTCAATCATTACGTGCTCAACGAGTGTCCTGTTCCATCACAACCAATAAGCTTCATTGTTGAGGGTAATGCACTCATTATAGAGTGCCCTGATTGGCTTCGCTTCAATCCTCTCAGCGTTCCAGAACCGGAGCCTGTGCAGCAGAAGGAGGAGAAGCCCGCACGAAACCCTCCTCGCGAGGTCGTCGTTGACATGTCGGGTCAACGGCGTCCTATCGGAAAGAGACGCGCCTAATACATGAAGGAGCGGCACCTATGATGATTGCGCCAGTCAAGAACATTCAGGAGATGAATCATGAACTCAATGCAGTTGTGGGTGCCGCTGGTCTTTCTTTTGATTGTGGTTGCGGCGGTAAGCTAGACGCCACAATCGCTATCGTTGCTGAGGCACCGGGTGAGCGTGAGTTGCAGCAGCACACCCCACTCATCGGTGGCTCAGGCAAATATCTATGGGACGTGCTACGCAAAGACCGCATCACACGCAACGACGTGTATGTAACCAATGTTGTCAAACGCAAGTTGGTCAGTGCTGCGGAGGGGATTGAACTCAATGAGCGACAAGAGAAGATCACACTCACGAAGCAAGAACGCTCCATGTGGCGCCATATACTTCTCGAAGAACTCAGTCGGTTGCCCAATCTGCAATATGTTGTGGCATTGGGAAGCTATGCACTGCACGCCTTGGTGGGATATGAAACTATTACCAAGGCGCGAGGGTCGGTATTTCCAGTGGACATTGGCAATCGTCGCATGCAGGTCTTGGCAACCTACAACCCCGCCCACGTGATGCGTGAACCGCGTATGGAGATTGTGTTCCGCATGGACCTGAACAAGTTGCAACGCTTGATGAAGGGTGAGTTCCACGTTCCACACATTGAATCTCTCATCAATCCAACCTATCGTGAGACGCTCGATTTCATACGCTATGCACAGACAGTCACCACGCCAATTGCCTATGACATTGAGACTATGGCTGGTGAGACAGCATGTGTTGGCTTCGCACCTTCAAATGAGATCGGTATATGCATCAACTTTCGTAGTCAGGGGGAGAACCATTATACACTGGCACAGGAGCGTCAGATCAGGCTTGAACTACAAGCACTTCTATCGAATTCTGCTTTGCAATACGTGGCGCAGAATGGCCATTATGATGCATCGTGGCTCTGGTTCAAGGACCGCATTCGTGTGCACGCGCATTGGTTCGACACGATGCTCGCACATCATTACCTATATCCAGGACTGCCACATGATTTGGGCTTCCTCACTGCCCAGTATACCGATCATCCCTACTACAAAGACGAAGGCCAACTCTGGAAAGAGGAAGGAGACATTGATGCCTTCTGGCAATATAACGTGAAGGACTGCTGTATCACACGCATGGTGGCTGAGAAGCTAGAAACAGAATTGCAACAGGCTGGTCTGAGTGAGAGGTTCTTCAACCACGTCATGCGTTTGCAGCCTGAGTTGGTTGAGATGACCATCAACGGAGTGAGCACAGATGAACGACTCAAAGCCCAATTCTCAGATGAACTCGGACGATCACTGGAAGCTGCAAGAACGCTATGTCAAGTCAAGGCTCGTGCAGCAACTGGCATTGCAGATTACGAATTTAATCCCCGCAGTCCTTCTCAGCTTGCTACGCTCCTCTTTACTGACCTGCACTTGGTCGGACGAGGAACGAGCACAGATAAGGAAAATAGAGAACGTATTAGAAGGCATCCGAGAACTCCACCACTCGCTAGAGACGCTATCGCAGCCATTGATCAATACCTACTCGAAGCCAAATTCGTCTCGACATACGTCAACGCCCAGCCCGACCCAGACGGACGCTGGCGATGTGAATACAAGCAAACCGGAGTAGCATCTGCCCCAGGTAGATTGTCAAGCGCCCAAACCAAGTGGGGCAGTGGCCTTAACATGCAGAACATCCCCGAGGGAGCCAAGGGTATGTTTGTGGCGCCCCAGGGGTGGGAGTTCAGCTACTACGACATGAGCCAGATCGAGGCTCGTATCGTCGCCTATCTTGCTGACATTCCTGTGTGGAAGGAACAATTCGAGAGAGCACGCTTGCATCCTGGCTCGTATGATGCGCATTGTGCTTTGGCTTCAACGATGTTCAAGGTGGAGTATGAGCAAGTTCCGAAGTTCGATCGCGATGGAGGCGGCAAGCCTACCATTCGATATATCGCTAAGCGATGCCGCCACGGTCTCAACTACCGGATGGCTCCCCTCAAACTCGCCACGGTCACTGGCCTATCATCTGTCGAAGCTGAGCAATCATACCGACTATACCACATGGCAACTCCTGAAATCACCGTGTGGTGGGATGACTTGGTTGCACTCGTTCGTAGGGACCGTGCTATTACAACATGCCTCGGACGACGATGGTTGCTACTAGAACGTTGGGACGATGCAGCACTAGACAGCATCGTGGCTTTTGAACCGCAGTCAATCAATGGAGACTGGACAAGTTCTGTCATCTACAAGTGTCACCACGATCCTGATTGGCCACCAACTGCTCGCATCCTGATCAACGTCCACGATGCGAACATTGCGCTCAATCGACATGAGGATGGTGAGCTTGTCAGGCACATCATGAAGAAACATGCGGAGCAGCCTATATGGATCAACTCTGTAAAGAACCGTCTGTCCAAGATGGACAAGCCGGAACCACTGATTGTCCCAGCAGAGTTGGGGGTATCGGTGGCTGGGCCAGATGGGATACATCGCTGGTCCACTATACAGAAGGTGAAGTAGTGTTTCTGTGGGATGGCACAGTGATCCATTTCTATGATGCGATACGATAAGCTAGTCCCTGCTGACAGCTTCATGGGCCGCTATCTGCGGTTCATGAAGCGTCAGGAGACAGCCTACTCATTCGATTGGTGGTGTGGGCTGTGGGCTATAGCAGGTGTGTGCGGTCGATCTATCTACGTTGCCCGGCCACGTGCACCTGTCTACCTCAACATCTTCCTTGTGCTGATCGGTGAGAGTGGCGTTGCTCGTAAGACTACGAGCGTGACCACTGCTGGCAGGCTCGTGCGACAAGTGTTGAGCGATGACCCTGAGTGTGGCTTCTTGGATGCCAAGGTAACTGCGGAGAAGTTGGATGATCTACTCCATGAGCGGACTATGGAGTATGGAACCGCGCAACTCTGTGTTGCCATACCAGAACTTGCTGTGTTCCTCGGAACCGAACGATACATCGCCAACATGCCTACACTCCTTACTGACCTCTATGATTGTCCATCGCACAGGCATGGTGGTGGCACCATCGCACGAGGGGAATGCTTCCAACGTAACGTCTGGTTCAGCTTCCTGAGTGCGAGCACACCGATCTGGTTGCTCAAAACAGTCAACCCCAATGTGGTAGAGGGTGGCTTCACGTCACGCTGTCTGTTCGTGATCAGCAATCAGCCGAAGCACAAGATACCGTGGCCTGACAACGATGACACGGCTGATGAGCGTAGCTGGTTACTGGACGACCTACGCAGGATACGTGAGCGAGCACGCAACTCTGATCCCATCCTGTTGACTGACGGCGCCATGTCCACTTTCCGTAAGTGGTATAACAACCGAACGCATTCGCTTGACTCGTTCAGACAGTCATTCGAGTCGCGTGAGGATGCACATGTGTTGCGTGTTGCTGCACTGCTCTGCATCAACGATGACACGTGGCGCATCGATCACAACCACATCATCCGTGCACGTGATCTAGTCGCCTCAGTGAAAACTGACAGTGGCACGATCTTCGAGGGTGCAGAAGTTCGCACCAAGTTCGCAACGTCACTGGATGCCATCAGGACTGCACTGCTCAGTTCTGGTATGGACCCTATTCCACGCTACCAACTGTCGCGCAAGTGTAGACGTGATCTGGACTTGGCTGAGTTCAATGCACTGCTGGAAGTGCTACACGAGATCGGTGCAATCCAGAAGTTTCTCGATCCACTGCAAGAGAAGGGCAAGCCTGCTGAACTCTATCGAGGGACACGTGGCTTGTTGGCAAAGGGATTGGGTGAACAGGTTCTAGAGAAGTTCGTCTAGCGTATATACACAGGTTCGTGCGACGTTCCATGAACAGGAGTGTAAAGCTCCGATTGTCATCGTGTCACGTTACAGAGAACGTTAACGGAACTGCTCAGTGCCCTGGTTCCATTTGATGGCACCGAGGTTGCTGATTGGTTTCCCCGCCAACTTACTCAACACATTATACATGTCACCTGTGTATGCCTGAACCAATTTATAATGGTCAGCCATATTACGTGTTGCCTGGTTCAGCCATTCCCGCCTATCCTGTGGGTTCATACCATACTTTGACACTGATCCCATCTCTGCTTGGATAGCTTTGATTGGGAGCATTGCTTGGTCAATCCGCTGTCCATATGCATGTGCGATCTGCAACATGTTTATCATAGCTGGATCGTGTGAAACAAGTTCCTCACCAGTTGTAATCACAGGCACAGGTGATCTACCACCTGCAATACCTGCCTGTGACGGCTTAGGCATGGGAGGAAGTGCTTTGAGATTAAGGAGCGTCGGTGAGAGTGCCTCAGCAATTGGCGGACGCATAGATAACCGGATCGTTGTCTCCCACGGCATGTTGCTGGTTGCCATGTTGCTTTCGCGTGCAGTCTGCAACCAATCTCTGCCAGCCATTCCAACGCTGTCCAAGAATGAATGCCCCTGCGTCTGGTAGCGTGATATGTTACCTGTCGTGTTGAATACCGTGGCCGCTGCTGCACCGAGCGTGTTTGATAGTATGTTCTTAAAAATCTCCATTGGCTTCGAGTCCCACATCGTAGCAGGTGCTTCTCCTGGTATCGTCTTGTCAATTGGTCCAGACCCTACACCGTGGAATGCACTTGGTAGGTTTGCCAATCCATTTTGGATCATGGCATGATAGTCCAAGTGACCAAGGTATGGTGGTGGGTTGATAAAATCGAACATGTCTGCACCAGCATTCTGCATTGCCATTGCGTTGCTGGTAGTAATGTGACCACCAAGGAAGTCCTTCAATCCCTCCCACACACCATTGAACGTGACTGGATCGTGGTATGCAGCCACGGTGTTGATTGCCTTTGACATTACGTCGAGCATGAATGCGTAGCCTGCGCGCACACTACGCGGCAGAGGGATCATCGTTGGCTTGGTTGGATCACTGTTCAGTGCAAGTGCGACGTTTGCTTCACGCTGTTGCGTGCTGAGTTGGTTCTGCAAGAAGTCCATGTGCGCTTGGCTACGCATGTGTGTCAGGATTTCCAGTGCAGCCAACGATCCAAGTCCTGTTGCCATCGTTACGGCTGAACCAAATGGTCGCCTGCCTATTGCACTTCCTGTCGAGCCAAGTTCTTGCATGGCAATGTTGGACCAAGGAGCAATGCTGGTGGCTCCACGCACGAAGCGGTTGCTGCCCTGTCTAGCAGGATTACCATACAGACCACGTATGTTGTATCTCAGCGCCTCTTTGCTAATGTTCGGGTTGTTCTTATTCAACCTGCCTGAGTAGTCCAAGCCAGCATCGTTGATATGATCGAGTGCTTCACCAACCGCATTGCGTAGGCTGATGAAGAACGGTTTTGTGCCTCTCCAGTCTGCACTGAAGTATGCACGTGGCGCCAAGTTAGCTGCCAGTGATCGTATGCCCTCAGGTGAGTTACTAAATGGTCCACCGCGCGTGCCAGTCACCACGCCTGGGGCATCAAGATGGACTGCTGATCCTGCACCCGTTATGCCCAAGTCCTCATGCAGCCATCGCGTCGTGCTCTGTTGCCATCTGTCATTTGCCATCTTGTGTATAGCGTCAACGACGGCATTACCAGCGGCTGCACGAAACTGCTTATTGACTATGTTCGTTGCATCGGGATGGAATATGTCTGCGAAGTTCTTGATCCGCCGATCCCCAACACCTGTGAAATAGCTAGCTACCACAGGTGGAACATTGAGGGGGATATCTAAACCACGTGCTAAGGGTTGCAACACTTTAGTCGTTCGTGGCCCAGGTGATAGACGTTGTAGAGCTGTATCAACCAGTCCTGCTCGCATGTTTGGTTTGGCATTGAGTGGACCAATAATTGCTTCAGCAATTCCTGTGCGAATCCCTGTGATGCGACCAGACAATACGGCTGCGCCAAGCCCTGTGGTAGATTGTTGATACAATCTGCGTGCCGTATTCGCTGAACCGAGTGCAACACGAGCCGATCCAAGGCTATGATTTGTCATCATGTGATAGGTGAGTGGATCGTCGTTGCGTAAATACTCCACGCCGGTCCCGGTGCGAACAGATACGATAGGATCGCGAGCCTGACCACCAACGTCAGGCAATCCACCAGTTGGGTAGTAGGATGCATGTGCACCAGTTGGTGCCTGCACATTTGTCATAGATTGTGCAGCACCAGGAACTCGCTGCACATTATCCATTTGGTGGTTCTTCACTTCCTGATTGAACCTGTTGCGTGCAAACTGCGGATACAGTTGTTCGACATGTGCCGCCATATCACGTATTGGATCAGACGTTATCTGTGCCTGACCAGTAAATGCGGACGTGTCGCGAGGACCAAATGGATGCACAGCCCTACCATTGATGTCTTGCTCTGGCACGTAGTCTGGACGAATAGTTCTCAGATCCTCTGCTTCACTTGGAGAGAAGAAATTATAGGCAGGATGTTCACCGATAGTAGGCATACCCGTAGCAATCTGTTTGTAGCGTTCCTGCATCTCTGCAAGCTGTGGATCAGCTTGCATGGCTGCAATCTTCTGGTCCAAGAAGTCTGTGCCATGACCAATGAAGTCATGCGCAATGTCCTCATGCAGTGGTTCCTCATCAGGGTGTGCTTGCTTCCACTGTGTTCTGTTCCAATCACGTGTGTTCTTTTCGTTCGCTGCGCGTAGTCCCTCAGCTAGCATATCTGCTTTGTCTCGTGGCAGTGATGCACGATCATTGAGCAGGTCCACCATACTCGGTATAGTAATTCCAGTATCTTCGTCATGACCTGTCCGTAGGAAGTTGCTGGTCCTGTCCTGCTGATATCGTGCATCATATGTGTTGCCATACATTGCAGACAAACGTTCTGCCATAGCAGGATCAGCAGATGTCAGCCTGAAGTAATCCTGCCCCTGCGCAGTATCATTCACCAAGCCCTGTGCAGTGTTTACCAATCCCCTGTGTAATATATTACCCTGTGGAGTCGGTGCTGGTGTAGGTGATCCGCCAGGAGGCAACAACGATGTGCCATTCGGTCCACGTGAGATAACATCTGCTTGGTAGGCTTGTTCTTTTGCAGCATATGCTGGATCGTTGAAGCGTGCTTCACGACCAGCCTCTGAAATCTGTGTTCCCATCTCATGTGTGCGTCTACCAGCAGCCACCAATGCAAGTCCAGTAAGCAGTCCCAATCCTGTTTTCCATAAAGGAGTATCTGTGTTGCCCTGCTGTGTGAACGTCGGTCCTGCTGCTTGATTGAACAGTGCTGCGCGTGGATCATCTGATTGATCTGTCGTGGACGCAGGAGCACCAAATAATACAGCACGTGGATCGGTCGCAGGAGTGACTTGTGTAGGTGGAGGGGGTGTAGGTGATGTAGGTGCCACAGCAGTTGCATCTGGTTGCGTCGTAGCATCCGTCGGTGGGGGCTGTGTTGCACCAAATACTGCTGTTCGTGGATCAGCAGGCTGCGTAGTTTGTCCTCCGGCCACTGGTGTAGTTACACCTGCATTATCTACCGCCGTCTGTGCAGTAGCAACCCCTAACTGTAACGGAATAGTCTCTGCTGGTGCTCCCGTTGGCATCATCAACATCGTTCCCAATGTCTTGGTGCCGCGTGGCAACAGTCCTGTTATCGTTCGTGCCCATGATCCTGGTGTAACACCAAGTCCCATACCAATCGCAGACCCAGCAATGTCTGCAACCTGCCCCTCTGGTGTTGTTGGATCAGGCTTCGGTAATGCTCCTCCTGTCCACTTATCAATTGAGTTCTGCCAGTCAGCAGTGAGTTGTGCCGAATGCTCACCAGCTTTACGCATCCACTCTGGCGGTTCTGGAATGTGCAAGCCCCACTCGGGTTTCACAGCGTTGAGTGCTGCGTTGCCCAATGCAGATGCCTTGTCGCCTAGATAACTACCTAATCCGATTATGCCTTCGACAAGCCCTGCACCGGGTAGATACTGCGCACCGTAAGACAGGTCTGGATCACGCCAAGCCATTGACGGAGCGATGGCAGCCACAGCATTCGGCATCATCGTGCCTGTTTTCAGTGCACGTTTGTCTATTGCCAGCCGTTCTGCTAGTGTTAGATCGTCACCGCCGAGTAGACCAGAACTGTCTGTGCCTGTGCCTAGTTCTGCCATCAGTAGTGTTTTCCACTTGCTCCAACGATTGCCCAGCCATTGTATCCTTTGGGATCAAGTGCGACAACTGGCATGTTGTTGTTGGCTTTTATCCCTCGTGCAATATCAGCAGCACCATCTTTCCCAAACACTGACTCCAACTTATCCTGATTAGCCAACACCATCTGTTGCACAGCGTTTGCACCTGCTTGCATATTCCGTGGTGTGCCTCCACCACCGCTGCCTGTTCCTGGTTGTGTTGTTGGTGTCGCTGCTGGTTTAGTTGTCGTGTCTGACGGTGCTACTGTAGTTCCCCCAGGGAGCGCAGGAGGAGGAAGTTGCCTATCAATTGGCACAGTATATCGACTTTTCGCGTCATTGAATGCCTTATCAGATATTTTACCTCCACCACGGAACGACACCTTCTGTCCTGTTTCTGGATCAGTGCCTTCTTCAGTTATGGGAGCACCGCCGCCTCCACCAGCAGCAGCTTTTATCCGATCACCTGCAAGCTGATACTGCCCGCGTATCGTAGCGGCCTGTGCCAGTGCTGGACCGCTATATGCTGGAATTGGTAGACCTGTTACTCCTGATGCAGTCTGTGGCGTAGTCCCATAACCACCTTGTGATAGCTGGTTCAGTCCTGTGCCAGATTTCTGCAAATTCTCAGCAGCTACAGCAGCGTTGGCTCTAGTCATTGCATCCTGCATAACACCTGGATCAGTATCCTGACCCATCCCTGGAATGCCACCAGGACCAAGCAGCGATGCACCACCCGGTGTCTTGAGTAGCTCTGGCGTAGCCTTCAATCGTGCCTCAGCCATCTGCTGCGCAAGTTGCTGATACGCATAATCATGCTGCGCTTGCAGGTCCTCTCCATACACGTTCGCAGCAGCACCACGCTGCATCTGATACATGTCAAGCATGTTCTGTGCTTGAGCACGATCATTACCAACTGCCAGTGGAGCAAGTGTGCTCTCAATCGGCCACGGCTCTAGACCACGTGGGTTGGTTGTTCCATAACTTGCAACGGCCATCGTATGCTTCCCTAAGCGTTAGGTGCAGACAAGTCCCATTGATCATTGGGTGAGTTCTGCGGTGTATTGGAATTGCTGTTGAAGTAGTCGATCAAACCCTTACCTGCACCACCTGGACCAAATGCTGTGCCAATATCCTTGCCAACAGTTGATATCGTGTTTAGTCCGAAGTTCGGATCAGCCAAGTTTGTCCCAGCAGTCCCATATGCACCACTCAAATCCTTCGATGCCATGTTCGCACCATACATGCCCATCGCAGGTGCCGTCGCCGCCGCTGCTGCACGCTGTGACAAAAGCTGTGACATGGTATTATCGACGCCCGATGGACTGATGCCGCTATACTGGAAGGTGGGATTGGCAAGTGCAGACATGTTCGCAGCAGACGACTCCAATCCTTGCCTGCGCTGATTGTTGATGTCTGTCACACCAGTCATGCCCTTGATCTGTGCGTCGATTAGGCTATTGCGCAAATCCTGTGACTGCTGCCGACCGATTTCACCAAGCACTGGACCAGCACTGGTTCCTGTCCTGGCGAACTGACGCAACGTATCCGCAATCATGGGACGGAACGTGTTCTGCTGTGCATTCGTCGCCTGTTGCTGCAACAGTCCAACGAGTTCGTCACTGCCCATTGGGCGGAACGTCTGTAGATTGCGGATCGCTGTGTCCGCACCCGGTGCTGCCAATGTCGCGCGGCGTGCTGCTTCTTCATTCGCAAGTTGTGCCTGCCGCAGATCAGTCGTATTACGCTGGACAGCAGCTTGCATGGCAGCCGTCTCTGCTGCCTTCGGTTGCGGACCGAGCGTGCTAGTCCATGTATTCGTGGCAGGATCATATGAATACCCTGAACCGAATGCATCGGTCTGCCCTGCAACACTGCGTTGGTTGATCAGTGCTTGGACGCGAGCTTGGTTTTGCTGGTTGACGAGAGCCTGCTGCAACGCTGCATAATTCAGAGCTTGTCTATCTTGTCCCTCTTGAGGCGATCTGGCCGCAGCCGCAGCCGTCGATGCCAGCGCACCAACCGCAGCAATCGTCGGAGTAATCCATGCCATCAGTTGAGTTCCTTCAGATATCCGTGCTCGATCAATCTATAACCGAGTTTAGGAAACAGAGGCTCTGTATCGTAGCACGTCCTGAACTGGTGCGTGACGTAGTTGGCACCGCGCTTTTTCAGAATTGGCTCAGCGAACTCCATCATCTCACGAGCAATACCGTTGCCCCGCTGATCAAGTCTAACGGCCAAGATATCACAGGCAGCATTCATCACACCGATATGGTGTAGATGAGGCACGGTGTGATACATAACGAACCCAAGTAATTCGTCTGCCTTGTGTCCTCGTGCAGTGAACAGTAGCAGGTTGCCCTCTGCATTCAGCTTGATATACACAAGCCAGTTCATGTGCAGAGGAGGCAGTCCTTCCTTCGCAATCGTGCGATTGAAGTAGTCATGAAGCAACTGATCCATCTCAGGCCAAACATCAGTCACATATTCCATGTCGAGCTTCATCAGAACGCTCCAACGTTACCGAGGCCACGTTGCAGATTGGTTGTATCAGGTGGTGGTGGCGCATCATCACCTGCCGACGGCACCTTGGGACCAGTCGGGTTGGTAGCATTCGGGTTCTGACTACCCTGCACTGCACCACCCGCATTGATCAGATCGCTGATGTTAGCGAACTTGGTATCACCAACTGCGTTCTGTAGAGCACCACCGAAGTTGCTCAGGTCAGATGTTACCTTGCCACTTGCCACATCGGAATACGACTTTGGATCGAATGCTTGACCGAGTGTCAGACTGTTCACGTCACTACGTGCACCACTGATGTAGTCGTTCAATGCACTGCGATCTGACGACAGGATACCTGCGCCCAAGTTCTGCACTGTATTGGTTGCACCAGTCTTGGCAGTGTTGAATTTGTCGAGTGCAGCCTGATATCCAGGATCGGTCAGCGTTCCACGCTTCTGCGCATTGGTCAACTGCGCCATCAGTGGATCGAACTGCTGGTTCACGACGTCGTTGACGTAGTTGCCTGTCGTAGCATCAGGCAGTACGTTCTGTGCATAGTTTGGTGTGAAGATGTTATTCAACGCATTCAGCGATTGTGTCCGCTTGCCACTCAACACGTTGTTGACGATCGTATCGCCAAGGTTAGTTGGGAATGCAGCAGTCGGATTGGGATCGAGGTCTTGCACTGACTGGAACTGACGCTGTAACGTCGGCACAATGTCCGACTGCATGTATGTGTTTGGGTCCACTCCCTGTTTCTGGAATGCACCGATCGCCTGCTGCAACGCAGTGTCATATGCTGCTTGTCTGTTCGTCTGGAACGTCTGCTCGTTGGTTGCAGCAGTCTGGTTCGCCGTCGTTGTAGCAGCGTCAGATTTGGTCTGTGCGTCAGCTTCTCGCTGTGCAATCTCAGCATTCAGTGCATCGAGGCCGGTGTTGTGACCAGTTATATCCAACTGACTTTGGAATGACTTGCCGCTTATAGGATCAGTGAACACAGGTGGTGGTGGAGTGTAACTGCTTCCACCCCCACCACCACCCTTGCCTCCACCACGCATGCCTGCGAATGAGAGCAGATCATGCTGACCGCCGGGAGTGAACATCACGTTTCCCTTACATACTTATAGACAGCACCGAACCGTGTGAAGCCCATGTGTCGATACAGTGCATCCACAGCCACGGTGCGGATACCTGCAACGTCTCCACTCTGGACCAGAACAGCCCCCTTGGTATCAATGCACCAATCGACAAAACTACGCATGAGCCGCACGCCAATTGCTGCACGGAACTTCGTGCCTTCACGAACATACCATGCATCTTCGATGCCCATACACTTGCTACTGAAGTAGAATGACACGACCTTGCCGCAGACAGCACCAACGTAGCCTGTGTCGTCACGTGCGAGCATGAAGTAGTAGTTCGCATCACCCAACGTGTGGAGCATCGTTCTCCTGCACCAGTCCCAATCGAACTCAGGACCGTCACGACCAAAGCTGCCCAGGCTGTGCAATTCCCTTGCCAGACCGACAGCATACGGCATGTTGTCGAGATCGAGTGGAACAAGTTCCATCTACCTCCTGGCCTTACCAAGCACGTATGCAATCGACACGCTGATGAATTTCAGCTTGCGTGTCGTGGTGCCTGAGAAACGCAGCTTCAACAGCTTCAACTTCGTGGTCCATGCGAACAAGCGTTCATCACTGGATTTACGCCCACCACCAAATCCTGCATTCCCGAATGGTGAGTTACCAAATCCTCCAACATCACCACCAAAGAACGTCATGCTGAGCATTGGAACATCTACACCTTGGCGTTCCACGATATTATCTACGAACGCGTCAAGTGTAAACTCTGCATCGCCTTGCGTATCCAAGCTGATGTAGCGTGTCTGCTTGATGAACATGCGACGCTTGAAGTCTGCCCACGGCATCTCCCACTCGAAGGTGAGTGGCACACCGTTGCCACCATTCACGTCAGGATCATTGAGTAGATCAGCACCAGTATCAGGATTGTCGAAGTCATACGAATACAGTTTGTTGCCGCCTGCGAAGATGACATTCTGCAATGCAGTGCGGCATGCTGCCTGCCACTTCCATCCGCGCAACCGTGCCCACGCATCAACCTTCAGTGCTGGGATGTTCGAGTAACTAAAGCAGATGCTCTCCGTCACTGTCACCCCATCCGCTGCGAACACCGGCGCGAACAGCATGTATCGGAAGTGACGCAGATCGTAGACTGCAAACACATGCTGGCTCACCTGATTGGTGGACAACGGTTGCAGCATCGCTGTGATGAGTGGATCAATCAGGTGACTGGCACGAACTGGTCGCAACGTCTGATAGATGTTGACGCGCGTAATCGAGTTCACTCCCACGTTGTCGCAGTAGAACGTGTCATCGCCAACACTGATCAGCGATCTATGTGTCAGACAGCCCCACTCCTCGATGAACCCATCATCGCTGGGAGTATGCACACTTGGTGTGCCTGTATAGATGCCAAGATTGAGAGGCAACACACCACGCTCGAACGTGACGATCAGCTTGTCACGCCAAGCAACCAGACCTGTGATAGTCGCACTACCAAGTGCAACACGCGGTCCCAAATCTACGATTGCTGCATCATTCGGTGCTGGATCACCAAACCATGTGCCACTTGTGCCACGAGCACTGATGAACAACTTGGTCGGATCAGTGCTCACACCAGCAATCAGCGTATACTCTGCATGTGCAACCACATACTTGCCGACTGGCGTGTTGATGTTCGTCACCGATCCCAGGTCGATGAGGAACTGCACCAGCATGTAGTTCGGATTGGTTGGGTTGCCACTGATGATGAGTGGCTTGTCCCTACCATTGCAGATGATCAGATCATTGTTGAAGATAGTGAAGTTGACTTCGATACTACCAGCAGGCCACGGATTGGCGCCAGTGATCAACAATGGCGTAACCGTGCCATTGCCTGCGACCTTACACACTGCACCGCTCTGCTGAACGGTAATCACGAAGTTGTTGAAGTAGTAGCAGTTGACGATATCAGTGGTGTTGGACAATGCAGCGAGTAACTTCGTGCCAGGACGCAGTGCAAGTGATCCATCAATTGATCGCTCAAGATTGTCTAGCACCTTGGCGAACTTCGGTGACATGTTCAGATCAGTGTCAGTAACATTCAATCCACCCTCGAATGAACGCACAGTGCTGACCTGCAACAGTTCCTGTGGCTGTTGTCCACGTGGGTTCAGATTACCACTTGTCTTATTCAGATACATTCAACTGACTTCTCGTGGAGTAGGAGCAGGATCAGGCTCGTTGCCTTCAGCGAGCCACGCGAGATATTCCTGACAGTCGCGGTTCGCCGGATCGAACGGAATGAACGCGCCGTCGCTCATGCGCTGCACGGTCTGCATCTGCATGCCAGGGAGTTGTGCGACGAGTTGGTATTCTTTTGCCATGCGTGCGTTCCTCAGAGGTCCGCCGATAGAAAGTAAGTGCCATAAAAGAAGGCTGCTAAGTTGGTTGTCGCGCTTCTGTTGTCCGCTATAGCCAGACCTGACGGCCCCCCGACAACGCCATACGAACCCGACGCTGGAAAACTAGTTGCGCCAAGGCTCGTGTAACCCGCGACTGTCGGCATTGCACGCATCGCTTGCCCTACGGGAATAAACGCCTGCTGCGAGGCTGATCCTGCGGACGCCACGTAGAGACCGCCTGTCACTGAGCAGAAGAACCGCTGGCACTTCGCTAAGTCCTGCTGCGGGTCGGGCTTCTCCAACGGGGTCGCGACGCTGCCGATTTCAAGCTGCACGCCCCATAGCTGGAATGTGCCGGATTGCACGCCGGGATTGCCCAACACAGCGGCGTTTGTCGTGCCAGATGAAAAGACAAAAGAAACCTGCGAAAAGTCAGTGCCAGCGGTGCCGAAGGTTTTGAGCGCCGCACTCGGTATCACGATGGTTGCTGAATATCTCGTCCATATCGTGCTGAGGGTGACGGTCTGCGGCGTTGCCCACACTGACGACGCCCCGCCCGAACCGAAATTTTGCAGGACATTGACGCCCAATTTGAGCGCCCCGCTGGCGGCGGCCCAAAATGACACCGTAATGGTTTTGCCAGCCAACCGCCGCACATTTTCAATGGGCTGACCGAGTAGTGAAAACGCCGACGCGCCTCCATTTCCAGTGACAATAGCTTGCCAGCACGTTGTCGCCGCCTCATCACCGATCTGTCCGCGTGTGGTATCATTGAGCGTAGTCAGACTGGCGGATACATTGTCCAGCGTTATAGAAAGTTGCCAGCGGTCAGCGGTGTAATTTGCGCTTGCGACCCACGGCCCCGCCCCACGCTGCTGCACATTGAACAGCGAATTGTGGAGCAGGTTGCGCCCGACGTTGTGCGCCGCCGACGCTGACGCTGCTGCATCGACATACTGTTTTGTTGCTGTTCCTAAAGGATTGACTGGATCAGCTGCTAAGATTAATGGACCAGTCAGTGTGCCACCAGCTAATGGGAGACGAGATGTGTCTGATGGATGAACGTGGTCGCCTCGCGAATACGCAGTCTGTCCACCAATAGCGGCCATACCATCCATGACTGGTAGTGTAGTCGCAGGGAATACAGGTGGAGCACTTCCTGTGAGCGTCCACATCGTTGGGTTGGCAGACCGTTCCTGCAAGAATGTTGTTGGTGCAGCAGCACTCACATGTGTAATTGCACATGTATACAGCGAACTGAGCGATATATCGAGTGCCTGCTGTCCCACTATATAGTTGGTGCTGTTATTCCACCCCCCAACGTAATTCGGCACATTCATATATTGTGCTGTGAAGGCATCAATGGTATCCATGTTACCATTGACAGCCTCATCCCACGGTATGTCGTCGAATGGCGGCTTTGCCAGCCGAAGATATGGCGTGTATTGCGTGGTCATGCCATTGGGTCCTGTGCAAGAATGAAGTAACCTGTGTCGGTGTCAATCTCGCTTGGGAACCGTGGATCGAGTTGGATCGGATGCTGGCTGAATGCTGCCTTCATCTTAGTTCGACGGTTCTGTGCCAACATCTGGAACTTATTGACCTGCGCTGGTATCGTAGCGTCGTCCACTGCATACATCCAACACGCATCGTATTGCAGAAGCAGACCGTCAAGATACACGGTATCTACCAATGACAATGGCAGCTTCGGTCGTTGCCGTGCCCATACTACCACACCAACACTGCTGTCAGGTGGATACACCCTGAATGGCCGATTGGGTGTCGTGTAGTCGGGTGTGATGTAGAAAGCACTCAACCCCGTTTTCATCAACGTGGGGTTCATGCTCTGTGGCAGTTCCCGTAACGGTCGATTGCTGTTACCGTGGAACACACGTGCAATGTCATGATACTCTGTGATTGCACCGAGTGGACCAACTAGGTCCTGCGTGAGATAACCATTCACACCATCGAGTGGGATCGGTCCGAGATAGCACATGTAGTCTGGCCACCACATCTCCTCGATCTCAAGTAGCAGCGCATCCTGCACGAACTGCTGTATCCTGCCAGCCGAGTATATCTGTGTCGCAACGCCAGGAACCTGCGACAACTCATTGATAACAGCATTGACGATATCACCAACGATGGCAGGCATGACGCACTCCTAAAGAGACGGATGCACGAGGATTGGCTCGTGCATCCGCTAGTATCCAACAAGCTTGGGGCCTACGCTGCCGCCTGTTGGAGTCCGTGCAGACCACCGTTGTTGCTGGTGTTCACATCATTCAGCATGTTGAATACACCGCTGATGATGTTCGCACCATTCATCGCAGTGGTCGTGATATACGTCCCACGCGGATCAGGTGTCACGTTGGTCTGTGGATCAGTGAGACTTGCAGCATTGAGCGTGCCTGCTGCTGCAAGCACCCCATTGCCGATCTCGTAGATCGCTCGCACAGCCTTGTATGGTAGGCCCAACTTCGCACCAGTGCCGATGCTGAGTGTTGTGGCTGCGGCAGTGAACGTCACGTTGTTGAACGACTTGAACGCCTTGACACCAATCACAGGCGTTGTGCCATTCAGCGTAAGGCTCTCAGCAATCGGCTGACCGAGGTAGTCCCATCCACTGACGATCACAGCCGTTGCATTCGCAGCACTTGCTACGACCTGGATGTTGCGGCCATACGGATCAGGAATTGCAACCACACCACTCAAATCAATCGACGTGATGCCTGTCATGCTGCCAGCACTCAGGATAGCAGTCGCAGCAGCAGCAGCCGGTGCACCGAAGTTCACACGTGTCTCACCGTTGTAGTTCACGTCTGCACTGTATGCCATCGCCTTGACGTAGTTGTTGATCCGACGAGGAAAGTTCGTCGGGTTCGTCATCACATTGGTCATTCAATCTCTCCATCAGTGATCGTAGCCAACCCACCAACTGCTCGTGCACGTGGTCGATTGAGTTGCTTGCGTTCCACAATCTCCTTCGGAGTTAGTGCCAAGTCACTTGGCACTTCCTCACCAGAGTTCATGTCCACGATCCTCGGCTGTTCAAGCACGCCTACGCGCTTCAACTGATCCTCATCATCCGCAGCGATGAACATACTGTGTCCCTGTGGGAAGTAGACCATGTATCCGTCATGGAATACCTCTTGCTTGGGCACCAGATTGCGAGTGATGAGTTCCTTGTTGCCAGTCGGTCCAACCTTGCGCACATCCTCCTCAATGTGCATGACCATGCGCGTGAAGTTGCCGTGCACCTTCTCAGCCTGGAATGCTGGCTTGAAGTCCATGTTGCCTGCCATCACACCCCCACTACGCTATAGTGATGGTGTTGGATGGTGGAGCTTCTACGACACCGAAATCATTGCTGGCTGTCACGACGCAGTATGCGTCTTGTCCAACGAGTGCAGCATCGACTATGTAGTTCCCCGAAGAATCACCAGGAACCTCCTCACCACCGATGAACCACGTGTAGTCATACGAAGTCGGCACACCATTCCAGTTGCCCATTGTGCAGTTCAGCACTGTGCCACTCTGCGAGACGTGTGGCACGTCAACATTCACAGGCTCACCAGGAGCTTCTCCTGCTTCTGGTTCAGGTATCACAACGTTATAGTCAGGACCATACGATGTTGCATTGGGATACGAGTTCAGCAACCGTTCATGCTCTGGTGTGCCTACGACCACTTCGGTCTGTCCAGGCAGTGTTTCATCGTAACCTGCGTCCCTGAACTCAACTTCTTCTTCTTTTACTGCTGCTTCACGAGCAGCAAGTTCTTCCTTGTGCGCTACCGCTGCTTCTTCGCGTGCAGCTTCACGCTTGTCGGCAGGTAGTGCACGTGTGTTTGTGTTACTCATCTGTTCCTGTCCTTATCGAGTCAATCTTTGCTCGTCAGCAGGGTCAATGGCGATCTCATTCAGGGTCAGTGGCTAGTTTGTCAACACCGCGTGGGTCCTAAAGGCTCTCCAGAGGCACCATTGCCCTTGCCACACTACTCTGCTACCTACCGCATCGACGTTCCACGGAGCCACCAACTCCTTGATCTTCATGTTCACACCACGGAGCATGTGGAGACGAAGATACGTGTCGTTAATGAAGTAGGCGTATGTGACGGGGCAATCCTCATCATACATGATCGGCACGCCATTGTGCATGCACCCCTCGAAGCCGAGGTCGAACATGCGTTTGCCTGCCTTGCCTTCACTCAGTGGGATCGTCATCTTATCGCGCACTGCCTGCCGATACATGCGATAGATGTTGCGACCTGCCAATACGACAGACGGCTTCTCACCTTTCAGTGTCAGGTCCATGAACACGTCGTCGAACACTTCTTCGATGTTGGTGCTGTCCATGCCCCCTGCGAACACGTAAGCAGAAGTGCGCCATTGAGGCTGTGTAGCACGGTTAATCCCACCAAGAGTGCCAACAAGGGGATTGGTGGGAATAACACTTCCCAAACCAAGAGGATCAGTGCCACCACCAACAGCATACAGATACTGACTGAACTTATCCTTGATGCTCTCCTCAAGGACATTCATCTTCTCCTTCATCAGCTTGAAGATCGCAGCAGCACCATTGTTCTCGTCCTGCTCCTGATCACTAATGATCACTGTGCCAGCAACACGGCTGTAGCCATACTCCACCGTGTCGAACTCATCAGTCTGGTTAACTGGCAGTGGCGTGTAGTAGCTGTAGCTCGCGATGTTCGGATTGCGCCCAACCGTCAGAGGATTGGTGATGTTGTAACCACCATCCTCATACTCGACGCGATCATTCGCGAACACCCACGCCATCAGTGCATTCGACTTGATGCTCGCCAATACCAACTTGCGCCTGGACTTGGTGAGCGTGCTGTGCAGAACGTCTGCAACAGCCGGGATGATTGTTCCAACAGGCATAGCCTACCCTCTCATTGAATTGTGACACCATGTTCTCGCATCGCCTGTCGTATGATATCCGACCACGATGCATTCTCATTATGCTGTTGCACCGCACCGTCACCTACTGGTGTGGCACCGTTACCGCCTGCACTGCGCCTGCCTGGAAGCGGACGCTGCGGCGCTTGTTGCTGGGAAGGCTGCTGAGGGGTAGGCTGCTGGCGTTGAGCAGCAATTTGCTGCTTCAACGGCTGTGTCCAATCCAATCCGTTCTCGTGTGCCCACCGGATCATCTTCGTGTAGGCAGATTGGAGAGGCAATCCGGGCTGAGCCTGCAACATCTCGGCCAGCACGTCAAGGTTTGAATGGGCATCCTGGTTTTCTTCGAGGAATGAGTTCAGATCGGCCTCGGCCCTCTGCCGCTGCTCAGTCTGCTGTCGTGCCACCTGTTGCTGTTGCGTCAGCGGCTGCATCTTGTTGTCGATCATGCGAGCAATGGCAGCCATATCCATGCCTTGCGTCACACCTTGCTCAAGGAATGGTATCGGGTATCCCTTGCTCTTTACTTCCTCCACTAAGTATTGCAACGTCTTGACTGGATCGCGCATGAAGTCAGCCATGACACGGATTGCTGCAATCTGGTCCTGTGGTGCTACATTCAGCCGAACAGCTTCCTGCGTCACTTGGTTGATGTTCGCAAGCTGGGAAGTCGCATTCTGCAACTGCTGCTTGAGTGTGTTGTTCTCTCGCGTCGCACGTTGTCCATCCTCGAACACACGACGCTCAATGCCACCGCGTGCTACTGTTCGTCCGGTAATTGGATCAACAAGGTCACGTGTGTTCGGGTTTTCTTGGTTTGGGACTTCAACAAGGCCATCGTGTCTGCGCCTGACTTGCTGCTGTTGCTGATCAGTTCCTTGTCCAGTAGGTTGTGCAGATGTTCCGGCTTCACCACCATGCTCTGTCGGTTGCGCAGACGTATCCGCTCCAACACTATTGTCACCGCCACCACCTGTATCGCCTCCACTTCCCTCTTGGAAATCAGGGATCGTGCTGAGTATGCTGTCCTCTGTCCCGCTCATGCTGCTTGTCCTTGTTGCGTGCTACCCTGCGACTGTAGCATCTGTTGGAATATCTGTGCTGGTGGCACGCCTTGTGCCAATGCTTGACCAATCGCTTGCAAAACAGGCGGTGGTAGCTGTTGCAGCGCCTGGACTACCATCGCTGCAACCTGCATACCACCACCTGCCTGCGGTGCACCGGAAGGCGATCCGGGTGGTCCTGCGCTTTGGTTCGCAGGTCCGGGTCCGCCAGCACCGGGTTGTAGTGCTTGTCCGGGTGCACCACCTTGTTGAGACTGAGCCATCATAGCAACCTCAGCCTCAATCTGGTCCCAATCCTCTTTGCTGATCATGAAGTCATCGAACGCTTTGCTGAGCATGTCGAGTGACACCTTCAACGCACTGGCTGGTGCAGCTCTGACATACTGTGCCATGACCTGACCAACTTGCACAGCCTCCTGCTTCTTCTGCTGCGTTGTCAGCTTCTGTGTGCTGCCTCCAATCACTGTCACAGACATGCGTGCGTAATCATGCAGATTATCTAGTGGTGCCCAGAACTCACTAACGTCCAGACCAGTCAACTCCTGCACCGTTGCAGGGTCCATGAACCGCAGACACAACTGCGTCAGCTTCCAACCAATGTCACCAAGCGCATCCTCGACAGCATCCAGACGCATATCCATGCGCATGTTGCCCATCGTGCTATAGTAGTCGATGGCCTTGTTCGTCGTGTTGGTCTTGAACTCGCCGCCTCTCTCAGCTTCGCTTGTATTAGCAATGCGGTCCACGCTCGCATACAAATCCTTCTTGTCGAATATCTGCGTGAATGCCATACTCGGTGGCGGGATTGAGAAGATGGCATCTGTGCCCTTCATTCCTTCTGGCAATTTAAGTGGCGTTGCAGTGTTGTCTGGTCCCTTCAGTATCCGATCAGCCATCTCCTGCGTCACACCAGTCTCAGGATTGAAGAAAATGTTGCGCCGTGCCCAATACAGTGCACGCCTGCGCTCATCATTGATCTCGTTGATCTGATCCTGCTGATCGAGATAGTAGCTGACCTCACCCTTCGCATACATGGCGACAGGGTTCTCATGGAACCACAGTGGCGTCAGTGGGAAGAAGCCTTGCAACTGATACGGATCGTCCCACACCCAAATGGGCCACTTCCAATCATTGTCAGCATACATCTCCAAGCGTCGCGTCACCTTGTCCCACACATACCATACGCGCGTCATGCATGCGTGGTGGAACTCATCAGGTGTAGAGAACCCATACGCACTGTATGCGTTCTCCTGCTTGTCGAACAGCGTGAACTCCTTGTTGCCATCCGTGCTGTCACCAGTCAGCACATGTGTTGGCTCGAAGATGCTGATCACGTCATCGCTGTCAGGATTGTTCGGATCGTCCTGCCCGTAGATCGCGTTGATATACGCAGTCGGCAGCATGTCCTCGATCATCAACCAATTGCAGTCACCCAGCCACGGATCAGTGGCATTGGGATCGAGCAACACCTGATGTGGCATGCGCAGTCGAACATACGGACCACTCGGTTGCAGGAACTCAACCTTCTCCTCCAACGCAGTGAGTGCACCTTCAATACGGCGTATCTCAGTGTCATCCTTCGCAGCGGCTAGTTCGTCACTGAGCGTTTGCAGGTCCTGTATCGCTTGCTCACTGCTCTTATCTTTGTTCGTATACCCGACCTCCAACCACGCTCTGTTGGTCAGCAGTGCGATGACAACAGCCTTCTTCGCCTTGGGTTTAATGTTCACCCCAGGTGCATACTTCATGGTGAACAGCTTATCCACCAACTTCTGGATCGCACGTGCGAACGCATCACTCTTGGTAGTCAGTGTTGGATCACCAACCATCTCATTCGTCACTGAGACGATTGGGTTCTTCGCATACAGTTCAGGAATTTGTGCATTCACGTTCGAGAACACGATGTTCTCTGTTGCACTGAACCGATCATTCAACCGGCGTGCAACGTTGCGATTACCAGATGTGAGCACGTTACGGACAGCACCACCAGCATTGATACCGTCACGATGATCAGCCTGATCGTGATTGTAGTAGCGGATCGCTTCATCCCACGCATCAATCAGGTCCTTCATCTGGCGACGTGCAATGTCTCTGCGACTGCGCCACACGCCACCACGCTTGCTTGATACAGGAATGCGACTGTCAGGCATTGCCTTGTAGACAGGTAGCGGCTCAGGTTCCGCAGGCAAGCCAACGTCAGCTTGCGTCAATGCACTCTCAAGCGGATCACCTTGCGTGTCCAGATTGAGTTGGGGTTCGTCCTGTTGCTCGAATGAACCGCTCATCTGTGCCTCGCTGTGGGCTTGTGCCGTTGTTGCCGCTCGATCTCATTCCACGCCAACCAAGTAGGAGGAGTATTGAGTTTGCCAGTGTAGCGTGCCAACCGTGGACGGTTGCTCATCGCATACTTCCACATGTCCATCGCGTGGTCGTTGCGGTCCACTGGCTTGTCAATCGTCTCATCACTGCCGTCACGCTGGAAGTAATACTCGTTGATCTCATCAATGAACCATGAGCACTGATCTGCGACGTAGAAGTGCGGAGCCATCCTGTGACCAGTGATTGGGTTCTCATGCAGAGGCAATGGAGACAGATACTGCCAGTTCTTGCTGATACCAGCATTGATGTCATTGTTACCTCGCTGCATGCGGATGCCCTCGTTGGCGAACATCTGTGCAACAGTCTCACCAACAGTCTTGGCATTACCAGTCTTGCGCCTGAACACATCAGGATCAGCGTAGACTGGACTTAGCTCATCGTCCTCGATGCGATACTCAGCGCGTAGAGTTGATATATGTTTTGCCGCACCTGCAACGGTAAGTTCTGCAATGCGGAATCCATCGAGCAAGAACACATTGGCGTCGTCGTCAGCAAAGAAGAGTCCGTAGCAACTATGTCTGGACAAGCCGTGGTCGTATCCTTCAATAAATGAAGGCTGAAACCCGGAGAGCCGCAACTGTCGCAGATACGTTCGGATATCTGCATGAGGAAGGACGTGTGTGGTTTCGTCAAACTGCGGATATATAAGTCCACTGAGTGCCCCCCACCGACCGAACACGAACCGCTCACGCATGCTGCCAGTATACGTCGCAAGCATGCCACGGATATAGTCCTGCCCAACGTTGTCAACGTTCTCGTATGTCGATCCCTCGAACAACTCGATGAGCGGAATGGGCCTACCATCAATAATGATTGGCCTGCCATTGTCGTCTACTTCGCACAACAGCTTATCACCGATGATGCCACGCTCTGTGAAGTCATGCAGAGGCTTGACGATCTCTCGGTAACACCAATTGCGAGTTGGGTTGAGAGTAGCCATAAACCAACGTGGGCCAACACGTGGCATACCCAACTCATCACCAACGTATTCGGTATTGCCACGTAACCGTCCCATCAGGTCCATGAAGTCCTTGTGTGAGAACTCAGGGTCCTCCAACTGATCCACCACGATCCAGTCGTATGTCGCAGACAGCAAGTTGGATTTCGAGTCCTCTGTCTGC